GACGTCCAATCACAGAATGGACGGAACCTCTGTTTAAAACGGAGGTACACAAGCCTTTGAAAGACTTTGTTCGGCCCCAAGATGGCTTCTGGTAACCAGCAAACCTTCTTGTTAAGGTAGAAGGCTTTCCCGATTGCCGGGTTTGCCTCGTCCCTTACCACTGTCACTCGCTCAGCGGGTGAAAGTAGCCGTACCTTTACAGAGTCGACGTGTAACGTCTCCTCATAAGGGCGAAGGTGGAGTGGGGTCTTAGACTCCCACTTGGCTTCGGGGTGATTTAAAACCAACTCCTCGCCATAAAAGAGCCCAATCTCAGATTGGAAGCTTTTATCCACATTAACCTTGTTTTGGTTTTCAACCAATACAGCGGTTATTTTCCTTAGATAATCTAAGGGACCATGTGCTGCGTGATCATCACCAGCACAGTCAAAGACCCTCCAGGGTTGCCCTGGGGTGGTAGCAAGGAAGATTTTCGGATCATCCGATTTATGCTCGTACCTTCGGTACGCTTCTTCCTCTGCAGCGAGTATTGTGAGCGAGAGGCAACCTTTCGCCCCTGGGTCTCCCATAAGGACACCCCGAGAAGTTAAACTTCCGTTATACTCATAGCCGGCTATGTCGGCCTTCTCGATAAATCTTGGTGAAACCAAGAGATCGAGGCAAAGATGTCTAAATGCGCTTTTAAAGCCCAAATATTCATCTATAAACCCCTTTAAAAGAGGTCTGAGACGGTGGCGACAGAGATACTCTGTAGCCTGCGTCAAATCACTGGTTAGGAGATGATCTCCCGGCCGGTGCTCTCCCTTCTGAACTCGTTTAACGAATTCATAGGCAGGCGAACCACCCACCATCGAGGTTCTCGATGATGGATGGTTACTTAACCACGAAATTAATTCGTGGCCAAGTGGTGAAAGCAAAAGGGTTACCCAGGCTTCACCCGCAGTGATGGCCCGGAGTTTAACTCCGGGTTCACCAATTGGTGATACCTTCACAGAAGGTACAATCTTCCCCAAGGTTAACTTTCCTTCGAGCGTAAAACGCCCACCGGAAAGTCCACCTTTCCGAAGGCCATCTTCGATGGCCCACTGGAGAATTTGATACCCTACGACTTGGTCGAGGGCATTCACCGGGTTGATGTATTTGGCATCAAAGATGTCAAACTCATCTCCTTCGAAGTCGTCCGAAGCTAGATAATCTAGCCTGACGAGCTCAGTTTCACGACACATTGTCGCGAAAACCGGGATACCCGCCTTCAACCAGAATTTCTGGCCGAAGTGAGTCTTACCCTCCACGGTTACCGTGGGGATGGAGCGCATCCATCGGGCAAATTCTTTGCCGACGTAATGCCCTCTCCCTCCTTTTCTCCGTGCATTTTCAATGCAAGCAGAGTTGGAAAGAGAGATATGTCCGCTCGAGGTTTCACCTACGACGGCATGGCTCTTGCAGATTCTGGCAAGTATCTTGCCAAGAGTCCGCCTTACCTTCACCTCTGGCGGAGCCAGTGGTGGAGTCTTGCTGGTGATAATTGCCCCATGGGCATTTAATTCATCAGCGAAAGAGCTCATCAAGGGGGCTGGTAGCCCTCTCGTTGAGATCAAGTGAGAGAACCGAGTTCCTTGGCTCTTACTCGATATGCCATTTAAAATGGCATCTGCCAACCAGTTCCATGGTCCAACCATGCGACTGGTCGTGATACTACCGTCTTGCGTCCTTAGGACGCAACCCGGGGGAATTAGAACCTCTCCGCTCTTAGAGCGGAGACACAAAGATTTAATCTTTGAGATGAGGGTTTTCCAAGCCTTCATGGTTCTTTCTATGCCTCCATCCCAGGATCCTCCTGAGATGAACCATTTCCAGATTTTCTGGATAAAGACCTGACCCTCAGGGTCAGTGAGGCTTTCCGGGGTGGATAATAGAAGAGAATCTTCTATTGCAAGCCAGGCGTTCGCTAAGCGATCCAACTGGCCTTTCCGCCGCCGATGGGACAGGTTATACCTGACCTTATCCTTGAGCTCAGCCCAAGGATATACCCTTTTTAACAGAGATTCTCTCTGTGCCCGTTTTAAACGGATAAAGGGGACTCCATCCTTACCTTTAAGGTAAAGGATAGAGTTTGTTTTAAGTCTATCTCCTGGGATTATCCGAGGAGACAGACTGTCACCAGATTGTCCAAGGTAACCTTGGATTAGTCTGGCGACCCCTGCTGGGACCCCTCCTGACCAACTTAAAGTTGGGGGCCGAAGCCACCCGAGTCGGTCGACACAGGTGGGGCTTGCCAGTTTTAC